CGCCAATGCTGCTACCCTGAGTTACCATCAAAGTACCAGTTACATTTCCACCCGTTTTTCCATTTAACGTGCTTGTCTGGCTTATTACGGATGGCCACGATGGACCTTTAAAAGTTGTTCCATCTGGTAGCTTCACTGTGATGTTTCCGGCTGCACTGAAAACCTGCTGCCAGTTCTGTTTGTCGTAATTCAGTCCACGCAGCGCTTCTGCACTCTGAGCAACTAGCGCTGCTGTGACCATATTCAAGGCCACACGCGGGACTGCTGACCAGGCCGCACCGGATTGCGTTGGCCCGGTGAAGTTACTGACAAGCGTGAGCTGCGTGCCACTGTCTACCGTTTTCACTGGCAGCGTATAGGGCACACCGCCCACAGTTGAGACAATGAAGTCACCTGCGGCAAGTTCGGTAGTAAAAGAGGTTCCGGAACCGCCAACAATAGCGGAACCATTTGTCAGAGTTATTGTTCCTGCCGACATATAGGACTCCTTAATTCAGATAATAAAAAGCCCCGCCAGAGCGAGGCTTTTGGGTGGGGTTGTATCAATACATTGCGGGGATAATGGGAATACTCATTCCCGTAAATCTCTCGCCGGTCACAGAATACTTGTCGGTCCAACGGGAACGGACACGACCATTCCCACATTTTACCGAGTTCCCACTCATCACCAGTCCCTTGGAGCGCATGTTGCACCACCCGCTGGCTGTTGACGAGTTGAAACCATAGCAGCCAAGCGCAATCATGCTGTTGCCAATATCGACCCAGCTATTGCCCGGTGAATAAAACTGATTGCGGAATATAAATGGACGGCGAGTGGTGGAGAAGGTGCACTGACCAGCGGCGTTGATGAAATTTAATCCTCTCCCCGGTACAGGTGCCTGAACCGCAAAAATTGCAATATCGACATTTACAGAACGGGCAATATCGTCATAGCCCGTATAATCCTGCCGGGAGTAAATATTATTGCCATCACACTCAAGCGTAGCTGCGCTGTCATTCCAGCGGGCAAAAACGAGCCCTTTGGCCGGAAGCGTGTAAGTACCATTTACATTGACCGTCCCACTGAAAACACAGGAAGCAACGCGGCTGACATCAGTGATCGCAATAAAGTCTGTCGAGTCCTCAATGAGCAAACCACGGTTTCCACTCTGCCCTGCCGGTAAAATCTGCCAAACTGTGCCGGGAAATGTTTTATCTTTCCCCCAGCCATCTGATGACCAGACTCTCTGAGTCAGGGTTCCGTTGCCGTTATTGGTTATCCCGTCAAGAACCATAATCGTTGTGATCAGATTCGGCGAGCGAGTCACATTCACAACCGAGTTTGATGGAATGAAAAATGGGGTCGCCCCGGCAATAAAGCCCTGAACAGTCATGGTCTGCTGGCCCCATGCCTCTACTGCCTCCCCGCCATACGACGGACATTTCATTCCGGCAGTGATGGTCATTGCGGGACGCCCGTCATTCAAATCAATATAAAGCCCCCTGGCCATCAAAATTCTCCCAGAACAATGCGCCCGCCGTTCGACAAACTGACAGTGACACCGTTGTTATTGATCGTGACGCCTCCAGTTGAGTTGGTAAATCCAAACTGACCATTTTGGGCATAAACCCCGCCACGAACCGTCACATTATTGAATTCAGCAGAACCATTCTTGTTGATAGTCCAGCCTGCTGTGCCCGCACTGTAATTATTCGACTGAATGACATTGCCAATCTTGGCATTCGTGATCGTGCCATCCTGAATAAAACCTGAGCTGATAAAGACCTGACCATTAACCACCGCGAAGGGTGAATACTGACTGTCACCGCTGCCGCTCATCAGAACGAACTGATTAGCGTTGAACCCAATACGGGTAACTACTGGTTTCCCGGCCTCAGCAAGCACAGCAATCGACATCCCGGCGTTGTACATCACCCCGTTTATCCTCACGCCTGTTTTGAGGGTGTAGATTGCCGAAGCACCTGAGGCATCGACGACGGCTGTGAGCTTGTCTTCCAGGGAAGCGGTGACGTTGTCGATCTGCGCCTGCACCTGTGTCGACATTTCGGCCATTGCCCTATCCACCTCAGCAATAGTAGTTTTCACAACGAGGATATCGGCGCGTACCTCTCCGTATTGCGCCCATTTATGTTCAACTGTTCCGTGGTTGGCCAGCGCGTTCTGCATTGCAGCTTCAAGATTGGTATCAATATCGCTGGTCAGGCGGTCGCCGTCGGCCGAGGTAAGGAAATCGTCTGCTATTTCACCCAGATAATCATCAGCATTATCGTTAGACATTCCCCTGATCCAGTCGGTATAGCCGGACTCGTTACCCGTTCTGTCAACCAACTGCGCGCGATACCAGAATTCCTGCCCGGCTTTCAGCCCGAGCTGGGTATATTCAGCAGATGGATAAGGTACGTCCGATAGCAGCAACGGATCGGAAAAGTCGCTGTTGGCCGTGTACTGGATTTCTGTTTTGAGGGTATCGCCGGTGTTTCCCGGGAACCCCCAGTTCAGACGAATACCCCAGTTAATGCCCGTAGCCATAAAGCCCACTGGCTTGGGCGGATTGCCCACTTTGCCGGTCAACGTCTTCTCTTCTGAATATCCCCACCCGGATGAAATTTCCGCTGCGTTGATAGCACGCACGCGCACCAGGTACCGTCCGGCGTAGATGCCGGAAACGTCAAAGGAAGCGGTGGAGCTGCGCGGAACGTTAACCCAGTTCCCGTCATTGCGGCGCCATTGCGCCTCATAGGCGATGGCATTTTGTGCCTGGTCCCAGCTTACGCGCATGGTTTCGACGCTGATATTTTGCTGAATCACCGAAAACGAGCTGATCGCGATGTTGACTGGCGGCGACTGATTACCAAGTGGTATTACACTTATTGGCCGCTGATCTATAACGGCACCTGTATCGATACGGGCATATTTATCCGGATCGTGATTTGCCCCCGTGATGGTATATGTCCCGTCATTGTTATCGGTGACACTAATTACCCTGTACTGCTCCGCATAGAGTTCATCAGATTCAATTACCCATACAGCCTCAGCCTGCGGAAGTTCACTAAAGGAAGTTGTTACGGTGACCATTTCACCGGACAGGGACTGAATCGTCCGGGATTGGGTAATACCCGACGGCAGGTTTACCATTATCCTGTCACCGGCCATAGCACTTGGCACCCGGTCAAGTTTGAGGACACGACCATTAACCGCGGATAATCGACCACCTAAATCTCGGCCAGAGAGATTTCGGTCAGCGACAGCAATTATGTAGCCAGGCTGAGGGATGTTGCCGTCCAGACCAACGTCAAACGTTACAATCCTATCTTTATTGTTGGTCAGGATCCCCCAGCGCCCTTTTCTGTTAGCCTCAGACTGCCGAGTGCAACCGATGGCGGTGATCTCAAGCTGGTTGAAACCATAGCGCGCCACCAAAGCCTGCTCGAAGACGGGCTCCATTGCATCAGCATAGCCATTTGCCGGTTCAGACCAGGATACAAGAGCGTTCGTGTAGCGACTTTTGGTTGTGCTGCTGGAATACACAAATTTGCCGTTGACTACGTTAGCGTGCGTGTAGGTAAAATCGACATCTCTGGGCATGTCTGCAAGGGCAACAATCTGGTCGTCTCCCCAGTAGGTCATACCTCGAAAAATGGCGGCAAAGTCTCGCAGCACAGTGTAAGCGTCATTTCGATCCTGAATGTATACGTTGCAGGTGTAACGAGGTTCAGTTCCGCTGCCACCCTTACCATCCGGTACCGGTTGATCACAATATTGAGCGACCTGATAAAGCGTCCATTTGTCGATATTGGCTGCCGTTAGCCGATTACCAAGGCCGAAGCGGTCAGTGACCACCAGATCGTAAAATATCCACGCAGGGTTATCCGTCCATGCCCACTTAAATGCGCCCGTCCAGGTGCCGCTGTATGTTCGTGTTTCCGGGTCATAGTTATCGGGCACACGAATAACACGCCCGCGAGGCTCGCAGGAAATTTGCGGTATTGAGCCATTGAACTGGCTCGAATCAAATTCGATGTACAGTAGCGCGGTGTTCGGATAGCGCAGTTTGGCGTCGATTACTTCTGTGAAGCTTTGCAGCGTCATCGTGTCGCCAATCTTCGCGCTATTGGCATCGGCTGTAATTTTGCGCAGCCTGATGGTCCAAGTGCTGCCCGCCTGAGGTAAATCAATACGGTGGCTGCGCTCGTAACCAGAGGTGGTTTTCCCGGTCACGCTGGTATTTAGCACCGTCTGCCAGGTACCGCCATCTGTCTGCAGGTCAATTGCGTAGTTGACCGAATAGCCAACCAGATCGCCATCGTCCTCCTGTTTGAAGAGAGAAGGCCATTTTAGACGCAGGCGAACAGCTGAAAGCTGCGTATTGGTGAACGTGCGCGTCCACGCTGTAGAGCTGGAAACTTCGGAACCTACATTGATTTCATTTTCGGTACCCGGGATCCCTTGAATGTATTTTTGCGCCTGAGTTCCAGAACGAAACTCCCAAGCCACACCGCTGAAGTTCTGTGAACCATCTGCGTTCTCAAGTGCGGTGCTATCGAGATAAATATCGCGCGCAGTAAGGCCACCAGCAAACTCCCCCTCTCCCAGCGCGAGAAGGATTTTTGCCTTGGCTACTGACTGCAGATCGTCTGGCTGTTCTGTAGGAGTTCTTGAGCTTGAACTGCCGCCCTTGCGGCCTTTAATAGCGGTTGCTATAGCCATATTGCGCCCATAAAAAAAGCCACCCGGAGGTGGCTTATTGAAATGTGTTTAATCTAGTAGAATTCAACTTTCGTATTCGCTGTCATCAGTACTGGCTTCGGCACAGGATTCCCTGCGCTCTGCATTGTTACTTTACATATTTCAGGAACAAGCTTTTCGCTATAATGACAAGTATTCGTTGCTGTATAACCTTCCGAGTAAACTGATGTGTTTATAATTTTATAATCAAGAGGCTTCCTGTCTTTATCAACATAAGAAATTTCGTTTTTAGAGAGGACCTTTCCAGAACCATAAAACTCAGAACGTATCAAATTAGAATTATCATCATAAAAATGCTCAGATATTTTTTTGCCCAAATAATAGGTATCTTTAATTAAGCCATTCGAGTAAAGACTATATCGCAACTCGTCACCATTTTCATTATTACTCAAAATATTACATTTTTCATCGAGCTGTATAGAGTAAGGCTTACCATCTTTCTCACCTACAAGACTTCCATTGCTATTTTTTAGATTGGTTTCATGACCAGACGAAACGTTATCAAGATCTAAGCTTTCGACACAACCATTCTTAGCCAGTCTGATAGCGATTTTATAAGTGACCTTACCATTTTCTTCAACATCAGTATCTAATGATTTGACAGTTCCTTTAACTGGATTGAAATCAAACATAGTAGATAAATTATAGAGGAGAGGTATGTAATGGTTCTCAGCCAAAGCTATGCCTGAAAATAAGGAAGTACAAAGGAAAAGAGTAGATATTTTTTTCATTTTTAAATCTAAGCTCAAGTTACCCCATATTAAGTAAGCTCATTACACCATGCTTACTGCTGATCTTCAACATAGATACCGGCGGAGATGATCGCGCCACCTATACGGCGCCGTCCGTACAAGAGAGGTACCGGATTGCCCTGAGCTGTCGTATTTGTTACTCCACCAAAGGCATAACTAGCCTTGTTGTCTGCCGATTGCTTGCTGGCAAGTCCGGTTGTCTGTGGAGATAGCATCTGCACAACACCGCCAAGGGTCATCGCAGCGCCAAATTGCATTAGAGGTACGCCAACAGCACCACCTCCAAAGTATGACGCCACAGCACCAACTGCGACCAAAGCCATGCCTAAGATGGTCTGGAATACTCCACCACGTTTACTCCCGAGGATAACCGGCGCGATACGGATATCAGCGGTACTCTGATCCATAGAGAGTTCATCATCGTTCAGGTTACGCTTTCCACTGAATACAGCGTAAGTAAGCCCGCGCTGCTTACTAGTATTCAGGAAACGCTCAAAACCCGGCAAGATCACACACAATGCACGAACGGCTTCTTTAGGCGAAGCAACAGAAAGTTTGAATTCACGGCCAAATGTTGAGCCAAGTATTCCATAGAGGCGTATGGTTCTCATCGGCTGACCAGTTAAAAATGTCATACATGCCTCCAAAGTCTCTCTTGACTAAGAGAGACTGTTAATGTTGATAGACTTTTTGATGTTTTTACCACGCAATCCAAGAATTCAAATCAACTTACTTCTTATTGGCTGACGGATTAGCAACTTCTGGGTGTTTTTTATTGAACTCTATAAAGCTACTTGGGCATTCCTTTGAAAGTAAATAATAATTTACTAAACATGCATCCGCCTTAGCTTCATCGCTCGAATGATACACACCATCTGCCAAAGATAATGTCGGAGCTAAATACCTGGCTTTAATCAACTCTTGCCCCAACGCCAAAGCATCCTTAGAAGTAGCTGCTAAACAAGACGTAAGAGCACCGTCAAATAACGTCTTATTACCTTTGCAATTTAAGGACGCATCTAAGAAGGACTCTTGTAAATCGGTGCGCACTTGAATAAATGCAGGATCAGTAATATTTGAACCAGCCAAGATTCCTATCAGACCTAACCCACCTCCGATTGTAGCAATGGCTGAACCGTTGGCGAGGTTCAAATCTCCCCATACCAACCATCGCAACAGGAAAAAACTCACTGCTACGGACGTTATCAAATATCCAAACCCAGTCCATAGATTGTGACTGTGCCCGAAGAAACTCAAGCATGCAAGCCCGACCCCAACGACAAAAGGAACGCAGACCACGACCATTTTAATATAAAAATTATTCAAGTTGACAAATGCCACATTAATATCCGTTAATGAAGTAAGTTGGGCTCATTATTATATAAACTTCGAATGATGGCGAAGGATTTTGTTTGTCCTCTCACGCCAATACCCACCATATGGCACACGCTGGCTTAAATGACCGTAAAGATGATGAAGTAAGATATCACCTTCAAGCAATATGCCGGCATGGTTCCACTTGTTAGACTGAACTTGCATGATCACCATATCCCCCGGTTGCAGCGGCCCGTCGAATTCACGGAAACCACACTCATACCAGCAATCCTGATAGAAATTGTCCGGATAGCAGTCCTCCCACCACGGATAATCAACACGGTAATCTTTCAATTCGATACCATGTTCCTGCCTGTAATAGCTCATCACCAGTCCCCAACAGTCATAGTGTCCAAGCACAAACGGCCGCCCGATCAGTGGCAAATCACCGCGGGGAGTGATGGTGCGAAAGTCGCCTTCCGGCCAACTGAAAATATGCCAGGGCAGCAACGTTGCATCGCATTGAGCCTTGTCCAGTTCGCTTGGTTGGGTCGTCGAGTCGGGGTGGCTATGTACGATTCCCGTTATCGTCCCCCAGTCTTCAGCAGCAGCGTAATCCTCTGGCGAAAGGTGAAACTGTTCCGTTGGTTCGGCAGCCAGGTTACGGCATGGGAAGTAGCGTTCCACCCGGCTTTTCTGCGCTATCACACCACAGCATTCGCGGGGATATTCTTTCGCAGCATGCGCCAGGATGGCCTGAATCGTTTTCTGACGCATATTAGCTCCTGATCAAAGATGTTCCCGGAAAACCACCGAAAGGAAGTTCATTGTGTTCACCAAACCGAAGCTTGCAGGCGGTGAGCGTGCCGTTGCATTCATCCAATGAGGGATCGCTTACCGGATTGTTGTTTCTGTCGAAGTAAAGCGTGCCGGCATAGTCGCACCCATCGCCGGTGCGGTACCTATTCCGGATGCACCATGTGCAAAGAGAATGCAGCTGTCTGGTCGGAATCATCAATCCCTGCAGATCCATCGGGCTGGTAAGAACAAACTCGATACTTTCACCTGGAAGCTCGCTATTTTTACCGTCGATATAGAATACCCGCTTCCTCACCTGCAAGGGATCTGCTGTTAGATTTCCATCCGGGAAATTGCGCTCATCCAGGTAATGCGCAAAAGTGTCATGAATCGTAACTTTGGCCTGCAGCATATCGTCATAGGCCAGACAGAGCGCAGTGATAGAACTGTCAATGTTGGCAACGGTGAGCGTCGGCTGGGCGCTACTGCCATCGGTTGAAGCTTCCAGTCCCTCGAGCTTATATGGCCAGGCACCATACTCTTCGCCCTGCCACCAGATACTCTTCGCCTTTAACTTTGATTCGTCGCCACCAGCAGCCGCAATCTCTTCTGCAGTATGCGGGAGGTTATAAGCGTGAAAGCGCAGAACGCCGTCCAGACCAAACGCAGAACCGTCTACCTCAAGAAGACGTATTTTTTGACCAGGTTCGAGGCGTTGATAATCTTCAGTAATCATGGTGCGTATGCCTGTTTGAAGGTTGCTTTTATGGTCATCACTTTGCTGGATAGCGGCTGAGCTTTAATGGAATCAGCTTCAATCCGGTATAAACCGGTTTCGCCGACAGGAGACGTCCAGATAAAGGATTTTGTAATGTGCTTGCGGCAAAACCTCAGCGCATCGAGCATCTCAGTTTTTTTTCCCGTTAAGGTCATCGGCCATGACTGTTTTTCAGGGTTGATGCCTTCACCGGCGATCTGTTCAAAACCGTCTCCAAAGGAAGCAGAGCGCGTTACGTAAATAAACTCCCCTTCCATGCCCGCCTGAATCTGGGTTCGCCAGATAAATGTTTCGATCGCCAACTTTCCTCCGGGTATAAAAAAACCCGCCGAAGCGGGTATAATTCGATTAGTCGCTGAAAGAAATTTCATCTCCAATTGTCGATTCATTACGTATATTTGAATGGCTATTACACAATTTCACTACACAGCGAGTTCTCATGAAAACACTACTAATCGCAGCTCTTTCTTTAGCGCTTGTGGCGCCCTCGATCACTTATGCAAAAGGTTCTCGTGGTCATTACACCAACGGGAAAGGCTCCTCACACAAGGGTGGGACATATACAACCCATAAGTATCTGCCCCGTAAATAATTAATCTTGTGATAGCAGGCTCAAACAAGGGACTGCTATCAGTTTATCAACGGCTTTTCATAGCGTTCCAAATCAACCTTCCGGGTTGCAACTCCTTAGCAATTCCAGCACGAACAGACTGATCGATGGTCTGTTTGTAAGCCCGAGAAATAGCATCGTTATTGCCGGAAGTCTGCTGGTGAGTGTTCTGGTTTTGAACGACCACGGAAGTTTGAACGGTTACGCCACCAGCTGCATTCGATTGCAGCCCATACATTGGGGCTGTGCCAACATAACCGCCGTTTGCATACCCCTGAGCTCCACGCATAAGCGCATAGAGATTGCCAACACCAAGTGCACTGGTCGCTTCCTTCGTAAATACAAACTCACCACCATGAACTACGCCTTTCGGTTGGTACTTACCACCATCACCGGTGTAGCCACCGCTATCGAATCGCGGCACCAATCCACCACCTGAAAAACCAAAGAACGCGCCGATACCGGTTCCACCAAACGCTGACTTCATTCCATTAACCAAAGCCAGTTGCGTCAGCATCTGGGCGATGCCCTTGAGGAAAGTGGAAAGGAAATCTGAGAAGTTAGATTTACCTGTGGTGAAGAAATCAGTCAGGGTGCTGGCCATCCCGGTGAAGGCATTGCTGGTAATCGTCTGCACCTGCGAGTAAACATTGGTCGCGCTGTCCTCAAATTCAGCCCAGCCCTTTTTCACGCCGGTCAGCCAGTCACCGCGTAGCTGATCCTCAGCATCATAGTAATCGTTAGCTGCCTTAAGCTGTTTCTGGTATCCCTCTTCATCCAGCGAACCACCAGTATTTTTCCAGCCGGCGGTGAGCTGACTTTTTGCCAGCTCTCGCTGCGCCTGGCGGTCACTCATCCCCGCGCCACCCAGTAATGCGGCCTGTTTCTCAGCCATCTGCGTGACGTATTTCTGCGAGGTATCCATGCGCTTGTTCAGCAGTTCCTGAGCGGAAATCTGATCACCCAACAGGGCTTTCTGCCGCGCTAACTGTAGCACCTGGTCTTTACTCGCGAGCAGAGATTGCTCCTGCTTTGTCAGAGAGCGAGATCGGGAGGCCTCTTCCAGCACCTGAAATTTCGCTTCCGTAGTCCAAAGGTCTTTGCGCTGTTGGCTGATAGTGTCGTTCAGCCCTTTATGCTGCTGCAGCGCGCGTAACTGTGCCTGAAGCGCCAGCAGCTCGGCCTGGGCAGCATTCGTGCTGCGATCGCCAGCCGATAAAGTGCCCTGCTTTCCGGTTTGCGTCTTTTTACCAAAAGAAGCGACTCCTTCACGATCCTTCTGGGTGGTTGCGGTACTTATCTTTCTGGTCGTATCGAGGTATTTACCTGCACTGATATCAGCGGCATCCCAGTCTTTTTTCAGCTGAGAGACGCTGTCGCCATAAGCGCCGGCCATTTGTTCGTTGTAGTCCTGCCATCCCTGCAGAGTATCCGTTTTCGCCCAGTCAGGAATGAGATTAATCGCTGCGGCAATCGAGGAAGAAATAATCTGGTTCAGCTTCTGGAAAACGATCGCAACGCTGTAATAAATTGCGTTGAATTCCTTCAGTGTGTTTGATGCCAGCTCTGCTACCCACTGGCCGATACTATGCATGGCCTCAGACGCCCAGTCTTTGATATCCAGCCACAGGCGACCAAACGGCGTCAGCGAGTCGTAAGCCTGTTCTCCACGTTGTGCCATCGTATCGCCAAACAGGTCCATGGCCTGTGTAACTGCAGCGGTCCGGTCCTTCTGCTTCACCAGTTCATCAATGTGCTTAAGCTGCGAAACAGTCAGGAAGTTGTATTGTTCGTTTAGGCTCTGAAGGGCTTTAACCGGATCCTTTTCAATATCCTGATATGCCTTGGTGATGTCCTGCGCCGAAACAATACCGGTTTGAACTGCAAGTGCCGTAGAGCCCGCCGCTTTTTCAAGCTGCTGCTGTGTGAGCGATCCCATGCTAATCAGTTCAGTCATCAGACTCTGAACGGTTTCTACAGTAGCGCCAGTAGAGGCAGCAATCGACTGGGAGGAAGCCATTACCTGGAGCGCTGACGTGCCTGCAATGTTGCCAGTCCTGATAATGGCCTTGTTAATTTCGTCGTAGGCGGTGAAGTAGTCCGCTCCCGCTTTTGCAGCAATCAGAACAGCACCGGCCAGGCCACCAATGGCCACTCGGGCAGGAGTCACCATCGACAACATCGCTTTGAGAGCATTGCCTACACCCCCAAACGAATCGCGCAACTGGCCGCCCTGCTGAATGGCTACCATATAAACCGGCATGCCGGACGCCAATGAAGTTACGATGTCGGTCATTTGCATTGGTAGATAACGCATCGCGTTGCGGTATTGCCCCGCGCTGATCGCTCCTGACCTCCACGCTTCCTCCTGCTCTTTCAGTCGGGCGATCATCGGTGCAGCACGATCGGACACGCCAAGTTGGGCTGCTTTTAGCTCTAACAGTTCTGCGCGCGTTTTTCCGATTGCTGTGACCTGCTCTTCCAGCGAATCGATAAAGGTTTTGCCCGCCGCAGCTGCACGCTGCGCTGCCTGTGCCTGTTCAATGCGAGCCCGCCCCTCTGCGGTCTCAGACTCCATGACCTGCGCCAGTTTTGCCCGCGTCGTCTCAAGCACGCTGTTGTAACGAGTAAAGTCCTCGTCTCCCACCAGCCCTTTACCGCGAAATTTCGCCAGGCTCTCCTGGATAGTGTCCAGCTCATCCAGCGCCTTGT